CTATGCCACCTTTGCCCAGATTTTTGTTACAGGTGTTCCAAATAATCCTGCATAACCATCTTGTTTATTAGATGTAGAAATATCATGTTGCCACGAGTAACCATTAACTTTATAGATTGCTTCTTTAAATGGTCTAACTCCATTTGGAGTATAGTAATAGATTTGAATAGCATCAATTACTTTTCCATTACCAGCATAACCATTTACATGGTCGTTAGCATTATATCCAGTTACCCATGATAACCAGCCACCACCTTTTACATGGCAACGATATTTAATAGTTCCAAAATCAACTCTAACCATAAATGCAACAATAGGATCTCCACTAATTCCAGCGTAATCAGTTGCATTAGATACTTGAGGTTGCCATCCATGATTTTTAGTTTTAGCACGTAAATAGCAGTTAACTGCATGATTAGTATTAGATGTTGCTGGTGCTCCACCTCTTGACCGTCCACTAACTACAACAACTGTATGACCTTTAGTTTTCGTTACAAGAATATCACCGTTATAAAGCATTGCAGAGCCACTAACGGTTGCACGTTTTTCAAATAATCCTGTCTTTTCTAAAAATGATGCTTCATTTCCAGTTGTAAAGTTACCTGCATCCTTTCCTGTTGCTTGAATTACACAGGCCCTTACAAGAGATGAACAATCGCATTCCGTTGCCGTTCCAATACGTCCTAATGAACCATATCTACCTAACTGTGTAATTACACCTAATCGTTGATTTTGGTCATATCCGATATTGTTGTTATTACAAGCATCAAGCATTGCTTGTGCTATTTTATTTGCATGGTTAATGTTCTTTGGACGTATTACATACCAACCCTGCTTATGCATATAGAATGATTGAGTAGCAACCTCTCTTCCAGTTTGGTCACCTGCTTGACCACCTGCATATTTTCCACGCTCATCTTGACGAGCGCTACCTACAATTAAACTCATATTTCATTTCCTCCTTATATTTTCTAACAAAAAAAGCAAGTTATAAAAACTTGCCTTGATTATTTAATAACTGTTCTATAAATAATTTTCCTTCATTAGTCCATTTCAACCAACCATGAAAACCTTTTGTATAGCCTTTATTCCTGTATTTTCTATATAAATACCATCTACCTTTGCGTGTATATTGCACACCTTTATCAAATAAGAAATTATTTAATTCTCTAGCACTCATATCATGCTCTTGAGCAATTTCATTGACAGAATATATTCTATTTTCATCAAGCCCTTTGCACTCCAACTTTAACTTCAACTGATTATTTTCTAAAATCAACTGCTCGTTCATTTTAACTTCACTAACCAACTGTTCAAGTGCTTCAAGATAATTGTTAGGTAATGCCGGTACTTGTTGCTTGATATGGTTTTCCATTTCTTCAAAACGATTAACATACTTAGCGGTAAAGATTACACCTTTTTCACCAGTAAGTTTATTCGCTACCATTTCACAACCTTTCTTAGTTAATAGGTAGCAAGGTTGTTCTTTATTTTGGCTATTGATGTATGTGCTTGGTACGAAAAAATCTTGACTCCTTAATTTTGAGGAGTCCAATATTTGTTGATAATTCCTTATCTTTTTTACTAAATTATCATGACGTACTTCAATCATTTCAGCAACTTCTCTACTGTCGATTGTTTCGATTGCTGATGTGTTCATTAATTCATTAGGCATTTGCTTCACCACCAATCAATAATTTAATGGCTGTATCAAATCCAGCAAGAAATCCTAATCGCTCCATAGTAGCGCCATATTCGTTTATTTTATCTGATGTTTCTAATGATAAACCAGATACACTATCTCTTAATTTAGACCATGATTTTAATTCATCATTGCTCATGTTTGATTGTTTACTGCTCCAATCGTAATATAAATCTTCTATTTTTTGCTTTTTAATACTATTCATTGTCTTTTACCTCTTTCATTGAAATAAAAGGCACTAAATGTTATAATATCAGTGCCTTTGGTTGGGCATAACTATTTGCAAAATTTGAACGTGGCGCAAATAGTTATTTTTTTTCGCCCTGTAACTCGTTGTAAATCCTTTGAATACCATCAATAACAATATCTGTTTTTGTTTTGCCTGTCTTTTTAGCACAAAACTCTAACATCTTTACTTCATCATCTGTCATTCTTATTCTTGTATTGTTTTTTCTTGGATTTTCAATTTTAGGACGTCCTGTTCTTGGACTCATACTATCCTCCTTTCTTATTGGTTACACATTTATTCTAATATAGTGTTACCAATAAGTCAAGGAGTTTTTTTATAAAAGAGAGCTATTCGCTCTCTTTATCATCATCCTTATTTAATTGTTCTAATGCGTTTCTTAATTTGTTTGGAATAGGAACGCCTAAATTAGAAATATTTTCTAATAAAGAAATACCCTCATTAGCTATATAGAAATAACATACTAATGTTCTAAACACCCATGTTCCATTACCAAGAATACGATCAAGCATTACCCCAATAATAAGCACTACCAAAATCATACATTTCTTGATTAAACCTTTGAAACCAACTTCACTATTTAACGTTTGAATTGTGTACGCATAGATAACACCTGTTAAATAATCAAGAACCATAAAAATAATAAGGATGCTTAATGCCACATCCCATCCACCAAATAAATACGTAAAAAAAGTAGCCACTACAGCTACGACTGAATTAAATACTTTTTCCATCTTATTCATTTTCCTCACCTTCTATTTTTTATCTTCCCCATAGCGTAGCAACTGCGCCAGTATTAGAACTTCTGATACGAATTTGATTATTACCTAAATAGTCAATCCCAGCCCAGTAAGTTCCATTGTAATATGTTTGAAAAATACCGTTATCATCGGTTGAAGTTACGTTTTGTAAAGCATTTTTAGGGATAATGGTACTTGACAAAATACGCCAACTGTTTGTCGGGTATGTTCCTATTGTTAATAAAAATTCATCATATTTTGATAAATCGACAGTAATTGTAGTGAAACCACCAACATGTCTTTTAATGTTTTCCCAACTTTTTGTATCATCAAGGTTTTTTTCATTTTTAAAAACAACATCTTTTGCTCTGATTTTGTTTCCAAAAAGTTTAACAAAATTCATTTTTATGTTCCTCCTTATTCATCGTCATAGTTTGTCGTCACACCAAACATATATAATTCATTATTATCTTCATCAAAATGTTGAACATTACGAATTTCTATATTATGGTCAGTTGTATTTACTCCGATTGAACCGCATGACTCTTTTTTGCTATCGAAAAAATTGATAAGCCTACCATTTATATCTATTCCAGGATCACCAGTCTCACATGGTGCTTCTATTCGAATTTGTCCGGAGGCAATGGATGTTATGTACTGAGAAATACCATTGTACAATTGTGTTGAGACAAAAGATCTATTTTGTCCATCGTTTCCTAACCTCAAAGTATCAATTAATCTATTTCCACTAGATGTCATTTGATAAATAACATTTTCGTGAAATAGCGAATCCTTATTGATATACCAATCACCAATTTCACCTGCTGAAGCATATAAATATCCATCTTCATCAACCGCAAACAAATTATTAATACTAATAGAACCTGCTGTAACGCTTCCAAGATTAGAACTTAAAGCACTTAATTTATCAACGTTTAGGTTTTCAATGGAAATATAATGCGTGTTCCATTTTTCTCCATCCCAGCTTTTAATTGTTTCTCCTGAGCCGGTTTGCCACAATTGACCAATTGTTGGATTTTCAGGAGCTGTTGAAGAAATAATGATATTATCTTTACCATCTACTCCATTTGTTCCATTTTTTCCTGGTTGACCTTCCTCACCATCATTTACATTCACAACAGTAACTTCACAACTTGCTTTTACTTTGTCGTCTTTTAATGCTTCAAATTTATATACTGCTTTTTCAGTGAAGTCAGTTGATTTAACTGTTATACTTTGTGTTTCAGCAATAACTGTTTCGTTTTCATACCAAATGATACTAAGTTCGCTTGTAATATCTACTCCATTTTCTTTTACTAATGCTGTTAATGTAGTATCTCCTTCACCATTTTTAAAAACAATACCATTATTGCTACTTATTGATGCATCATAAACTTTATTAGCATTAATCATATTTTTCATTTCAGCTAATAATTCGGAATTGATTTGAGATTGCAATTCTTCGAAATTATCAAAAGTTGTCGAGCAGTTATCCTGGTTTGTAAAAGAAATTTGTTGTTCAGTTATACGTGCTTTTAAATATAGAGTCGGCTTATATTCATTATCTTCGATAACGAATGTATCACCAATATTTGCATCAATATATCCGCTAACTGTATATGATACTGTAGGTTCACAATTCTTTTTTAATTGCGCTAATGCTTGACCATATAATAAGTTTACATTATCCGTATCATAACTCCATTCCTTACAAATATATCGGCCATTAACATCTGCCATTAATGTTGAAGGAAATCTGTCCCTTGCTTGAGGTGCTAGAATTTCAATAGTGCCTTTAGGACTTGAATATTCTAGATTTCCATTTGCATCATATTCTTTCTTATCAATACCAGATAAAGTTAACCCATCATTACCTGTTGGTCTAATCGCTGTATATAATTCAGTGATATCACTGGTTTTAGATATTCCTTTTATTCCATTTCCGTACTTGATAGTGCCTTCATTTGTTTTATCTGAACCTATTCCTTGATGATCATCATCATGTTCTCTGTAGACATTCATGACAATTCTCTTTAATGAATAGTTTTTATCTAATTCGGTTACAAACTCAAGTTCTGCGCTAAATACATTTGCTAATGAAAATAGTCTAGCAAGGATGGTATCTGTACCTTCCCATTCGTTTGTTATACGTTTATCACTTACTTCATTAATTCCAATAACAAACGGCTTTTCAAAATTAAATGCTGTAACATACTGTTCAAAAGACATTGCGCTAGGTGATTTATAAGCGCCGGTTTCTTCATTTGTTAATTCTAGTGATAAACCATAAGCAGTTACTGTCGTATATACTTCATCACGATCAACATTAACAATATTCAAGTAATATCCTTTATCTTTGTAAATAAAAGATATCTTATTTCCAACAACTAAATATTGAGAATCTTCATGATCCGTAAATGTTTTAAACGCGTAAGTATACGCAGCACCCTTTAAATAAGTATGAAGTTCGTCTTCCCAGTAGTGCATTGATTTAGAAATCGTGTTGTCTAAAAAAGCGCATACCTCATCATATGCGCTTAAAACTGCTATTCTTACATTTTCCACTATAACCACACCTCTCTTATTCTAACTTTTACTGTTGGCTGTGTTTTTGTCCATTCACTAACATGGAATTTAATTTTTGAATTTCCTGGTGGTGCTTTAAAGTATTGAGTTCCTAATACTTCTTCATTTTGCTTTTGCATACCATCAATAAAAAAATGAGATGTTTCTCCATCTATTGTTAACACCGAATCTTTAGGGAATCGATTAGGAACATCATTCCATTTCTCAACATGCATTTTTTGAAAGGTGAACCTGTTGAAACCTAAATAATACATAAACTTATCTCCACTTCGATTGCCCCATTGTTTAATTGCGATTTGTACTTTTGTACATACTAAATCAGCAATCTCAGGGATAGTGTATGAGTAATATTTACCCCAGTAATAGAAGGTTATTTTAGAACCTTCTTTTCGCAAGTCACAGTGTCCCCAGCTCCAATACCAAGGATTTTGAGATTGCAAATGAGAAGTTGTAAACTTAAACTCTTTAATAATTCTTCCAGCCATCTTATCCGTGGATTTCTTGTTAGGATTATAAACCACGAAATCATACATTCCGCTATTACCTGTTGTATCTGTCTTATACCAGTTACAACCAGCAATTAACTTATTATCATCTGTCAAGAAACTAATAGACATCTCTCCGGTTTGACCAGTCTTAGACGCCCACATCAAGATATGAAAATATGAATACCAATTTTTCGCACCTTTATCGCCGTTTGAATCAACAGGAATAGTAAGTGTTCTTAAACCACCATTTGCACTGCCTTTTTGAGTTCCTGCAGTTCCAAATTTGAGAAACTTATTATTAAACCATGTAGCAGTCGCTAATGATCCGCTTGTGCCATATAAAGGATGCATGGCATCATATCCACCCACATCATCTTGGATATTAAAGAAATTATCTAAAGTGGCCAAAGTTTCATTTTGCTGATAAGTTGTACCATCTACTTCTTCTATTTTTCCAAACTCCATGACACCATTATCCGAAACAATTCCTAAATATCCTGTTTCTGAATTATTTGTGATCTCATAGTCAATAACAGCTGGTTCAGTTCCAGCGTTGACAATGTTTGCTACCAAATCACCATCTTCAAGAGTTGCTTCAAACTCTTTTTTAGTAGTTGCATATTTAAAAGGATCACTGCAATATATTTCAAATTCACCAATAATGCTATTGATACCAGGATCTACATCATCATTGCCTTGCTTAGTTCCAATGAAGTATTTATCCGGTTCATCATTAAAAATGACTTTTACTTGCTCACCACTTAAAAGGTAGTTCATTTTATTAAAGGCTTCTCTAAATGCTCTATCGTTTTCAGCAATCAACTGATATTTAACGGTAATTGTTCTAGATGGATATGTCCTATTTTGGTATTGAGAGCCATTTATTCCATCTATAGAGGAGCTAGTAATGTTGGCAGACATTAACTCACGTCCTGATACATTCAATGTTCTATATCCGTCTATTTCATTTTCAAGAAACACACCATCATAAGACATGGCCTCAGCAGGTAGAGTACCTGTTGAAGCCTGCTTAGATGTGTCCGTAAATTCATAAAGCATTATTTATCACCTCTTATCTTTTTTAAGATTTGTTCATCTTTTTTACTGTTTTGTTGATCGTATTTGTAAGTAGCTTTGCTTAACGTTTTTCCATCCATTTCATTAGTGATAGTGAAGTAATATTCATTATTGCTTTCATCGCCACCGCCATCATGAATTTTACGATCATTGTAATCAATATAATGATTAACATCCAAACCACTCATACTTCCAACGTTTGCAAATGCAAAGTCATAGCTTAATCCAGTAGTTTTTCCAATGTAATCCGATACAGTATTGAACACCGCTTTTGCCTTATTTCCAACAAAAGAAGTATATTTGTCAATACCACCACCAACACCATAGTCAATCATTCTACCAACATATTTTCCCCAACGAGATGGAGAGTGGATACCAAAGAAACCAAGTACCTTATCTTTGAATGATCCCAATGCTTTTTTAGCTGCATCCCACAACTGACCAGCAGCACCGGTAATACCTTTTGCAATACCTTTAATGACATTAGTACCTATTTTCAACCAGTCTGTTTTAGCAAATGTTGTAATAATCTTTTTAGCAACTTTTCCTGCTCCAACTACAACTTGAGGAATTGCTCTTAATAAACCACTAACTAAACTGATAATAATGTTTACTCCTGCTGTTAGTATTTGAGGAAGATTGTTAATGATTGCAGAAACAATAGCACCAATAAGAGTTACGATAGCATTAATAATGGCTGGTAAGTTATTTACCATACCTTCAACCAGTGTAGTAATAATTTCAACCGCACTGTTTGTTATTTGGTCCATATTGCTACTAATTGTAGTAATAAGAGCCGTAATAATTTGAATTGCTCCAACGATTATTTGAGGCAATGCTTGGGCAATACCATTGGCGATGTTTTGTAAAATCATAATACCCATGACTAACATTTGAGGAAGATTATTTGTAATTGATGTAACAATATTTTGTGTTAATGTTTGTATACCTGCAATTATTACTGGCATATTATTAATAATCCCATCTGTTATTGCCAAAAGGAATTGCAATCCTAAATTAAGCAATTGTGGTAATGCAGTAACAATAGCATTAATAAATGAGCCAACAATAACTAATGCACTATTTACTATTTGTGTGCTGTTTTGATTAAAGCCCTCAATTAACCCTTTAATAATGGTTAACCCCGCATTTACAACAACAGGAAGCATCTTAGATATAGCACCTGCAAATTTTGAAATAAGCGTTGCTCCATTCCTTGCCAAATAAGGTATGTTGCTAATAACACCATCAGTTAGTTTCTTAATAATTTCAGGGCCTTTAGTTGTAACGAGTTTAATCATCTGATCAATTTGATTTCCAAATTGGCCATTAACAAGTCCTAACCCTACTACTGCTAAACCGAGAATAGCAGCAGGACCCACTGCCTTCATAGCAAACGCAAATACTTTCGTTAGTCCTTTAGACATACCCGACATAGCTTTCATACCAACGTTGGTACCTGCTTTTAATCCTTTGCCAATATTATTTTCTAAAAAGCTAGAGGCTTTATTAATTTTGTTTGAAACAGCATTAAACACTTTCCACATCTTAGGAGCGTCACTTGAAAATCTTCCTGTTGCACTTTGAAATTTAAACGACATTTGTGCTATTGAATCACCTAAACTATTAACTTTGTCTTTTCCAATAGACATACTCCCGTTTATTAAATTTTTAAAATTATCTATACTAGTTTTTGTAGAATCTGGTATTAACTTTATAAATTTATTTTTGAAAGCGTCCAAATATGGAGAAGTTTTAGTAAAGGTACTGGTTAAATTATCCCCTAGTGCTTTTGATTTTTTCTGAAGTTTAGATATAGATTTATCTAAATTAGGAACCTTTTTATTAATCAAATCAAATGTCTTTGGAATAAGTTTGATGTAATCATTTGTTCCTGCAACAGTTAGAAGTCCTGCACTTACTGCAGCTAATTGAGGAGCCATTCCCGTTAGATTGAATCCATCTATGTACTTGGCCACATTACCAAGCACAGTCTCGGCAGTTTGTCCAAATTGAGCTATCATTGTCCTCATTTGAGGTAATTTATTCTTAGATAACATGTTGTCAATTGCCTGTATGATACTTAAAGTACCACGGGTTACTGCGGCCTTCATATTGTCAAAAGTACCACTCCAAGAAGCACCTGCTTGTTTAGCTGCACCTGAAATATTCTGAACACCATTAGTACCTTCTTCCATTGCTTTTTCAACTACGCTTAAGAATTCTTCAGTTCTTAATGATTTATCCGATAAGCTATCCTGTACTTCTTGAGAACTTTTTCCAACCGCCTTTGCATAGATACCTACCGCATCGATACCAACGTCAAACATACGGTTCAACTGATCCATTTCTACAGTACCTTTAGTACGCATTTTAGCAATAGCATCAGTAACGCTTGATAGTTCGTCATTGGTTCCTTTTCCATAGAATGCTACTGCATCCGCCCATGCACCAACTGACTTGGTTGCTTTTTTCAAATCCATACCACGGGTAACAAAGTTTTGTGTTGCCTTAGCTGCAACATCAAGACCATAAGCAGTACCTTTTGTAATTCCTTTTAGTTCTTCTAATGCACTCTTAGCATTTTCAGTACTACCAGTAATTTGAGTGATTGTACGATTAAATGCTTCCATAGTATCTTGTCTACCAAAAGCAGAAGAGATAGAGCCTTTTAATAAACTAGCGCCTGCATTCAATGCCTTGAAAACACCAATTCCACTGACAATTTTCATGATGGAACTTGTAGCTCCTTCACTGGCAGTTTTAATCCCTGCAAGACTGCTATTAGCTGTTTTCATAGTGCTTGTAAAGTTTGAATCAACAGCACTAAGTACCGCCTTTACACTATATGTTTCCATTTATGTCACCTCTTTTCTTGTTCGGTTTCATATACTGCCTTGTAAGCATTTTTTATTTTTGCGACAATGGAGTTTCCATTTTCACTAGAGGAATTTTGTTGTTTGTACGCATCCTCAATTTTTTTCTTATTGAAGAATGAAGAGAATTTTCGATAAATTGGCTTACCATTTTTTCTAGGCGCTTTAGCCTGTCTAATTAACCATGCTAATGCATGCATTTTCTCTTGATAGTCAATTTCTTTCAAAATTGCTGCATTCATAAAGGTGTTGTATTCCCTTACTGTTAAGCGATTAATTTTCTCAATATCGTTGATGTTTAGATATCTGAAACAATTTTTAACGATATCTTCATAAGTTAATTTTTCGTTTGTGCTTTCTCGATTTCTTTCTCTATTTCCTCGATTAGATCCACCGCTTTTTTCTTGGTAGCATTCGACTTTTTTAACTCATCAAGCACCATGTCAAATACCGCATCGATATCTGTTTCCTCATCTTCTAAGTAATTATCAATGATCAATTGAGTTGCTCTTGGATTTTCAGTTCTGTTTGCTGCAAATAAACAATCTGCTAAAGTTACGACACTTCCTGACATTAAGTTAGGGATTAAATTTTCCAATCCTACTCCAAATTGCATTCCGTTTTGTTCAATTGATGATTTTCCATCGATATATCGAACGAACCCTAATCCAAATTTAAAACGATACACTTTCCCATTAATTTCTAATTCCATTCTTTATTTCCTCCTAATATTTGTTTTTTAAATAAATAAAAAAGACGAATAATTAAATATCCGTCTCTTTAACTACGATTCTTGCACAGTATCTTTAAATACATAAGATGCTATTGCTTCTTGTTCTTTTGAAACTGTTGCATATCCTTTTACGCCTGAACCATTGATACCAAATGTAAGTGATACTTCTACCATATCTTCTGCATTTGATGAAATATCAACCTCAGTAAGATATCCTTGGAAATAAGTTGCTTTATATTTTCCTTCATTTGGTGTAGTTCCAGGCTCTTCTAAATTAACTTCCCAAATTTCGATTAATTTATCTTTGTCTAGTGCTTCTTCTAGATCATCAATAAATGTATCTCCTTTAGTCAATAACGAAGTAGCTGTAATTTCTACTTCGGATGCTCCAGGTGTACGAATATTACCATCTTTTGTTGCGGTAGAATCGGCATCTTTTGATTTAGTACGTTCGTTTTCAGTTGTAAAAGCTAAAACAGTACCTACAGCTTCTTTTGCTTTTTCTAAAATACGATATAAGTATATAATCTTTTTACCTGAAATCGCTTCTTTTGTTGTGCTTCCACTTGCAGCCTGAACTGATACACCATTGTCAACTGCTTGAGTGCTTGCTTCATTTTCTTTTGAAGCGAATAATTGTAAATCAATTTTCATTTTTCATCCTCCTTGATTTATTTTTTTAGATTTTGGTGAAAACTTGTACTCAATCTCAATAACGCAATGCATTAAAGTAATTGAGGTCGAGTCGTCACTGATAATTCTTTGATTAATATTTCTAATATCCCATTTAAAATTGTCCGTATATACTAAATTTCTAGCAATATCCTTTATATTTGACCCTATATTAGAAACAGTGCCTCTTTGTCTTGAATTGTTATGCCAAACATGAATTGTTTGATAGACATTACCAAAAATGACACTTTTGTTGCTGAAATCATCAATCAACTGACTATCAGCAAGGTAAATAAAAGGATATGGTGTTTCTTCGGGTGGCATTACCCCATCAAAAACCATATCCGGATATTCTTTTTTTAATGTTACTAATAAGTAACTGAATAATTCTTGTTGAGGATCCATATTACACCTCATTTCATTAATCTATTTAATTCTCTTTTGAAGATTTCTTTTTGAACATTGAAAGATGGCCATACAAAAGGTTGAGCAACCATGCGCCGTGTACCATATTCTAGATATGAAGAATAATGGGTAGTTGGTTCAACTGCAACTGTTAAATTAGAGTCAGTATACGTACTGCGAATACTTCTTCTAGTTGTACCTGTCGAGTAACCTTTAACGAAATTAGCATTACGTTTCATCAATGTTTCAAGGTCTCCACCATTTTGTTTAACAACATCTCTAACATGACCTAAAGTGATGTTTTTCTTTAGTTTAGCTTCTAATTCTTTAATGCCTGTAATCTTAATACTTCTACCCATTTTGTACCTCATGAACGATAAATGAATGTTTATTTCTAAGGGTTCTAGAGTAATCCGTTTGATAAACCTTTTTATCAATTCTAATAAAATCAAAAGGTTTATCGTAATGGTTTTGAATATGGACTGTCTTGCTTCCTTGTTTGATAGAGCCATAAATCATTCGCATAGTTTCGGTTTTAGTATCCATGATAGATGCCATTACACAAGTTTCTTGAACAGTATCCTCTCCGTAATTTCCAGTAGTAGGATCATACTCACCTTGTGTTACTTTTCTAAAATAAATAGGAGTGTCATATCTCATAAGAATTTGACAACTCCTTTAACTTCATTTCTTTTATTTTTCCAGGCTTCAATATCATTTAGATATCCTTTAAAATCATTGTCATTAAATGACATGCTCTCACCTTCGACAGAATGACTCGTAACTCCCTCAGAACCAATCTTGTTATATCTAACAATTGAAACTTCAGTAATGATATATTCTAGTTCACTTGGTATTTCTTCAACCTCAAGTAATGTTTTTAATCGGCTAGTAGTAAGACGAATAATCACTTCTAATGTTGCACTTGACTTCTCTTGAGGAAATCCTAAAAGTGCAGTTACATCATCAATAATTGCCATAGCTAGTCAGCCTTTGATACAACGTCACCACTTGCCACTGCTTTATATAATCCATCACATTCAACAATTGTAATATGGTTACCTTTTGCTGCCGCAATTTCCGTTTCACCATCATAATTTGTCCATTGCTTAACATCCATACCGTATGTAACTTCTGTTGCTGATGATGTTGCTACTTTATATTTAAATTTATTCTTCATAGATTGCAATTGTTCAGCAATAGTAACCACAGTTTTCCCTGCTTCAGAACCTGCTTCAGATGTTAATGTTAACGTTCCTAAAGTTTGTGTATTAGATTCACCAACAGAAACATGGGCAATAGCATCTTGATATTCACACATAATGCGTAATCCCATAATTGCAATCATATCCGAAATAACTCTAGTATAATTACCTGCAGTATGGAAACCAATCCATCCTGTAGATGGGTCAGTTGTAAAAGATAACCCGGCTTTTTCAAATTCAGAATCAGCAGGATCAACATAATAAGCAATAATATTGTTTAAAGGTGTTGCAACAACAGTATTTTCAGCAACTTCAGTAGTTAAGAAAACAATATCAGCACCTAAAAAGTTTTTGATGTATGTCAATCCAAATGCTGTTTGAACTGTAATGTCAGCAGCACCTAAGTATCTATAAGCATCTAAAGTATTAACAAAAACAGCTGTACCTGTTACATTTCTATGAATTGATTGGAATTTAGCTTTTACTTTACCAACTGCCATAGCAACAGCCATTTGCCATGTAGTTTCATGACCAACAAGAGAGCCAGCGTTTAATTGTTTATACAAACGACCAGTAACAACATTTTGTAAATCAACTTTGAATTGTTCGTCAGTTTCAGCTACTGCAACGTCATATCCTTTTTCTGAGATGGCTTCAATGGAAACTGCTTTACGATATTTTTCAATTTTAATTGTATCGAATGTTTCTTCTTGAACCTTGTATTCGCTTAATGGGATTTCATCACCTTCTGCAACATTACCATTTTGTAAAGTACCTACCACAGTTTTCGTTTTTAAAACAGTACCGTTTGCTTTCTTAATAGGTCTAATAATACTTAATGCATCTAATAATGATTGAATATTTTTCCCAAAGCTAGTAACAAAGTCAATTTCATGTGCTTTAACTTGTACGTTATCTTGCCCAGTTAATCCACTTGGTGCATCAAATAATTTTAAATTCATTTTTCTATTTCTATTCATATTAGTTCTCCTTATTTTGTAAATAATTCAATGTTTTCTGCAATCATTTTTTGTCTTTCGATTGGATCTTTAATACCTAGGATTTGTTCTTTTGAAAGAGTACTACCTTTTTTATTTTTGGGAGAGTCTCCTTTCAATGCATCTTTGATTGCTCTTTTGACTTCCTTTTGAAAAATATCAATAAAACTTTCTACAGATTTTTTCGTATCATCTGCATTATCAGAAACAATCATTGTTAAAATTTCATCAGAAACATTGATTCCTTTTGTTTGGCACATTTTTCGTGCCTCAGCTTGCATCCCTGCAATAGCATTTGCCTTTTTTAAATCATTTAATTCTTTTTGGATTTCATCCCTTTCATGTTCGGCTTTTTCTTGAGCCGTCATATTTGCTAATCTGGTTGCTTCATCAACTGCTTTTTGTTGTTTTTTCTCCCACTCAGCAAATTTTTTGTTAATAATTTTATTTACATCTTCATCACTATATTTTTTATCATCATTTCCACCATCTCCTGGTTTATCTTCAGGATCACCAGTTTCACCTGAAACATCTCCTTCGCCATCACCTTCAGCGAATAATTGTAAGTTGAAGTTCATTTCTAAGGATGAAATCATTATATTTTTTTCTAATTTTTCTTTCATATTTATCTCCTATCCGTATCTTTTAGAGAGTTACACGCCTGCTCTTTTCTTATCCGTAGCTTAAAGTATCCACGCCTGACTCAATCCATATCTTTTAAAGTCATAAATGCTTGGACAAAATAAAAAGCGCCACATGCGCTAATTTTTAATATCTAGTTGTACATAATCAGGGTAAGCATGACTTACCTCTCTGCATCCAATTACAAAGCCATTAACTAATGTAATTGACTTGCATGTTGGATGATATACACCTATATATCCCTCTCCTTTTTCTAGAGAGGTTTTTATTTTATCTTTGGTTAATTCTTTCAAACTATAGCAAAGTGTTTGTAACAGCGTAGAAATTGCTGAACAGACAATATCATCACCACAAATGTTGTAATTTGCATGACCTACACATTTAATCGCTATATGTTCTTTAGAAATCCCAACTGTAATCTTGATCATATAAATCTCTCCTTTAAGAAAATAAAAAAACAATCACTGCTGATTGCCATATCTTTTCTTATTTCTTTCTAATGTTTTTGTTTTGCTTTTAGGTGGTGGTACATAACAATCATATTTTTCATATCGTATTCGCCCACATATCATGCACATATATTGTATTTTCTTAACAATACAATGTCTTTTATTGTCATAGTATTGATCAATACGATATTCAAATTCTTGATGATGATGTGGCCTTAATCCTTCAGGCATAGACTTCCTCCTTTCTTTAAAAATGAGTAAAATAAAAGCCAACTATTTGTCGGCTAATTCGCTATACTTACAATTTTTACATTTTTGAAGTGCATCTTCCATTTTATCATCAGGTATTTCGTTAAGTTCAGGAACAGCTTCTTTCTTGATTAACTTACATATTCCAAGAAGAGATTCATAGCACCATTCACAATCAATAACTCGTTCAAATACAGGACAATATCTATCTTCTTCAAAATCAACTTCTTCTATTTTTTTCGTTTTTTCATATCCTCCAATATTGCCATGTAATTTTTTTCTTCTTAATTTTTTACATTCCAGGAATCCAATCTTTTACTTCCTTTAAAACGCTATAAACCTGTTTCATTTTTGAATTGTCTTGCAAATATTCGATGCCTTTCATAGTTATGTACATATCATCAATATTTAAAATTCTACCTGATTTTGTATTAACAATTTTTACACCTTTGACATAACCATTTTCAAATAATTCAGATATGATATCAGCATAATAACTATAAGGAATTTTAAACCTTTTATAATCAATATTTTCTTTTTTTAACAGTTTTCCTTCTTTTTTTGTTTCATATAACTCATAGAGGATTATATACACAATTTTAAAGAAATCATTATCAGCCATAGTAATTACCTCCGTTAAAGCAGTTTTTGAACATCTTACTTGATTCTAATTAAAAAGATAAAAAACCGACTTATGCCGGTTATCTAAATCTGTCTTTCCATGCTTCTTTTACTTCTAATCTGAAGGCTTTATATATTTTTTCTTCTTCTGGAGTTAGTTTTACACCATCACGTACAATAACATCCATGTGAGTATAAGTTACTTTACCTTCTATTTCTTTTGGTATTATCATAAGCATAAAAACTCATCTCCATTTCTTTTTTATTAGTCGTTTAATTGTTTTAGTTAATTTATTATCAACACAACATGAATTAGCTTCTGCGATTGCTTCAGAACTATTATATATTGATAACTCACTTATCTTCGACTCAATTATATCACTTGTATAAGGCAAATTACAATATTCTAATGCCTCTTTGAGAATTTCATCTGCATATTTACCACTCTCGATTGCTTGCCAAGCCTCTTTTTTGTCATTTTCTTTCAGTATACAATATTGATATTCCAAGAAATGTGTATATTCGTGTTTCAAATAACCATATAATCCATCTTTAGGTGATAATGTATTTGGTGTGTTTTTTAATACTTCATTTAAAATAATTTCATTTTCAAAATACCTCGTATTAAGTTTTAATCTCATTTGGAACTTTTTATTAATAGACGCTCTGGCAATATCCTTACCTAAATCATCAAAAACTATTTCATTTATTTTTCCTTTTAGTTCCGGCATCTCTTTAAATAACTTGTGTATAGTTGAATCTATTAATTTTGTTGTATTCAAAGAAATATTGCTGCTACCTTTAGTAGAAATGTTATATATATTCCCTTTTCGAATAGCTAATCCTCTTGAAAACTCTAATTGCTTATATTCATCAAACCTCAAGCTATGTTTTCCACTAGCAAGACCGTCAAGCCATTCATCATAGATTTTTCTATCCATGTGAGGACCAGTTGAACAATGACAAGATGGATGCATTGGTGGAGCGTTTTCTCCTATGTTCATACGATTGAGTGGAAATACTTTTCCATCAAGTGCCAAGCATTTCTCACAAACATCACCATTTCCACATGCAATGTATTCATATTCATCAAATCCATTAGCTTCATATGATTTCTGTTGAGCATCAATTTGAACTCTTGCAAGTTCGGTCCTCATCAAGCGCTGTGCATCACTTATTTTGACATCAAACCGTTTTCTTAATAATCTGGCCAATTCATTGGGATTTTTCCCTTGAATAAGTCCCGTAGACAATAATCCTTCAAGATTATACTTGAGTAAGTCTTGATGCATCCAAATTCTATCACTGTATGTTGCATTATGAAATGAAGCATTAACGATTGAGTGTACTGTATCAGCATTATCTAGGATGGTTGGTCCTAGAATTCCCGCTTGTCTTTTGATTTCATCAAACGTCCTATTTTCAAGAAGTTCATCCATGTATTTTTCTAATTCATCATGGCCACTCACCAATGCTAGACCAATATTTGCCTTTAACAGTTCAAGCCTATTAACTTTCATTGTTAGATTGTAAAGTTTCATCTGCTCATTTGCTTTTTTAGAAAAATCCTTGTTCTTTACATATTTGGCAGCCTTTCTTGCATATGCCTGTATATCCAACTGAGAAGCTCTTTTTTTAGCTTCTGCAATCGTGATACCAGTACCTTTTGCATACTTAGCATAAAAGTTATTGATTTCTGATTGTACCTCATCCATCATATTTCGATAGATTTCTTTAATCTTATTATCATACTCTTTTTCATTCTTGATGTTTTTAGCATGTTGTTTTTCTTCTCTTAAACGCCAATATTCAGCACTGTTCATCTATTGATTAAACATCCTTTCATCAACAATAGATTGCTTTGCTGTTTCATCCTCATGTTCAATTTTATCTTTTTCCTCTTGAACATCTTCAATGATTGAAAGAGCAGATAATTGAGTATCTTTGGAAACAATTCCTTCTAAGTTTTGAGCAATTTCAGTTTCTTCAAGCACATTTGCTGGATAATTTTGACTAAATTTGTAATTTATATCTAACCAACCATCTTTTCGCATAGAGTTAACTGGATTACTAAAAATCAGCTTGTATCTTCTATTCATTCCTGAAGTAAATTTACGCTCTTTGGTTTTGGCTAGGTTAGACATAGAAAGTAATTTGTACTTAAGAGCAATTCCCGAACTAGTACCAAAGTTTTCATCATTGATATTAGCAACCATTGACATTTGAAAAATCAATCTTTCTAAACGATTAATAAGGTTTTCTTGCGTTGTATCAGCATTAGGTTTTTCTAAAAAACTGACATCAATATTAGTGGAATCATCATCAAAATTTATGATTCGGTTATTTCTAATGTGGATGATGCCATCTTCATCGAGTTTTGCACCAATAACCTTTAAATAAGCATCAGCAAAGTAATCAACATCATTTGCCTTTTCACTTAAAGCCTTGTTATAAGCATTAATCATTGAATATACCGATTCAAATGCACTCATTTTTTCAGCATTTTCTACATATTCATTTGCAGGCACTCCTTCAAATCCATGTATTTTTTCTTCATCATCAATATAATGAAGTCCTCCACGATCAGTGAATGCATATTTTTTGCGTGCATCCGACACAACACCATGCAGCACTTTATTGCTATCTCGATAATAGCTAACAAAGTAACGTGGCTCAGGAATGACCGATTCATCATATATTATGAATGCTTCAGTCGGATCTAAATATGTAATTCCAATTTCTCCATTCTTGTCAACAAAATACATCTCATAGCACTTTCCGAAAATACTACATTTTTTTGAAAGTTCAGCATTGTTATCGTCCTGGTCGTTATATTTATCAAGCAAATTGATATATTCAGCAATTTCCTTTTGTTCAGAAGATACTTTGATAGGAATTCCAATAAAAAAACCGTTAAACGTGTCTACGATATATTTTGCGTAATTCACGATTATACGGTTATCTGGTTTATATTCAGCCTTGTTAGGATAATGAAGTGTTGGATAATCATTTTCATATGCCTTTTTCAGCTTACTATATCTTCTTCTTGTAAGCGATATATGTTTATTAATATATTTGTTTAAATTTTCAATATCTAACGTTTCATTATCTGCCATTGTAAAAGTGACATCTTTTGCAATAATTTCAGCATATTTACTCATTATATACCTCCTTTTAAATCAGTATTAAGTCCTGAACTTTTTAAAATTGTGTAGATAAAATATCTAATAGCATCCATTGCATGGTCATTTTGTTTAATTGGTGCATCTTCGCCTCTTTCACTTGCTTTAGGGTCCCATGCATAGACAGAAAATTCCTTAATTGTATTTTTGCATCTGCTGAAGAACTTAATCTTGTTTTGATTTAACAATGTAGCAACCATCCTAATCCCATTAGATACATCATTTTTTGCCTTTTTAACGCTAAACCCTCTCTTTTTCAGTTCAGCAATAAATGAAGCCGCAGAGGGGTCAACAACGATTTGGAATATTTCTCTTCCATTAAGAAATTCAACTAAGTCATCCGCATATTCACTGTCCGTTTTTTGAATTTTTCTATCACGTCCTGAATAGTAATATTCATCAATGCAGTACCATATACCATCGTTTCCCTTGTTCCATAGCAAAAAGACCATGGCGTTTTGCGTACCATAGTCACATGAAACATATCTATATTTTTTGTTATCGATTAAGCAGTCACAACCATCTACAATATGTTTATCTTTGTTGAACATATCGTAGATAATGCCTTCTGCAACCGTCCATAATCCCTTGATATATCTGTCATAGAAAACACCGCTCCATTGACTTTTATATCGCTGTTTAATTTTCTCGCTTAAAGAAAGGTTATCATCCATTGTGAAATGCAAATAGATGATGTTCTTTTCTTTTGCTTTATCAATCCAATTAACCTTGAACCAGTGAAATGGTCCGTCAGGGTTACAGTTGAACCACCATTTAGAGCCTTCAACAGAACAACGAGCTGTTGCTTGATTAACGAACGACTCAGGCATTAACGCAACTTCATCAAAGAAACACCCGGCCAATGTCAAGCCTTGTATCAAGTCCTGTGAACTTTCATCTTTTCCACCAAAAATATAGAAGTAATTGGTTACACCATTTTTACTGATTTCTACCATGTTATCAGCTCGATGATCCTTTAGTTTATAACCCCTTGACCAAAGCATAAGCTTAAGGATGTTCAAGACATTACGTCTAAATGAACCTATCGTCTTGCCACACATTCCAAAGTTGCATTCAGTAAAATTAGACATGGCCCAAATTACATAAGAAAGAGACATGGAAACTGTTTTTCCTGATCTGATTGAACCATCGGCGATAATTCCATCTTTATCTTTAACAGGCGAATTATCAGTCCACCAATTTAAAACTTTGCGTTGTTTTTTACTGAAGGGTTTGAACTTGAACACTGCTCTAAGATTCTTCATCTTTCCAATCCTCTTTAGCACTAGCGTTCAATGCGCTTAAGAAGCCATCATCTTCAATTTCTTCTTGTTCTTTTTTATCTTTCAAATGTTCATCCAACCATTCAAGGGCTTTTAGTGAATCAGACATTTTAACTGCTTTCCCGTCCATTTCACTTTCATCAAGAAAAGCAATTTCTATATATCTTTGTACTATATCATTTGGATCAAGAAGAATATCCTGATACATTAATTCTTTCAATCGTTGTATTTCTTTTTGTATTTTAGGTTCTTTTCTTAAGACGGAGGCTCTTACCATAGCGGTAGAATACTTAGCGCCATATGCAAGTTGATAGGCCTTTGTTGCATTGTGATATTTAATAAAGTAAATACAAAAGAGCTGTTGTTTTTCATCCAGCTCATCATTTTCAACTATATCCTTTGCTATCTTTTTAGCAACCTTTTTGGTTGCAACCTTTGTTTTTTTTGGTTGCAACTTTTTATCCTTCCAGTAGCGACTTTTCCATGACTTGACAGCACTAACTGATACATCATATTTAGCAGCTATATCTTTATATTTCATTCCATCTAAATAATCTTCATACGCTAACTCGTATTTCTCTTTTTTCAAGCCATATCACCACCTCCGTATTTTTTGCAAAGAAAAAGCAACCGAAGTTGCTCTATGTAATTTAATTAAAAATAGACTCAAAAATTGAGCCTATAAAATATGCAATGCATTCATAAGTGCATTTTGTAACACTTGTGAAAAATTAATATTGTCTTTTTCAGCCATTTCATTTAACCAGGCTGGAATTGTTACATTTTTTCTTACTGCTTTGTTGTTATATTTTTTATTAAATTCAATCGAATCAAATTCAATTCCTACAACAACTTCATTTTCTTTTGTCTCGATTTTTTCAAAATGAGCTTTTGGAATTTCTTCTTTATCTTCTTTTCTTCCCTCCAAACACAATCCTAAACATTCTTTTGCCATTTCGATAGCATTCTCGAAATTCTCACCACATGTTATCGCTTCTGGCACATCAGGAAATGAAACCGAATATCTTCCATCTGCTTCTTTTAAGAAAATCGCAGGATAATATAGTTTCATAATCTCTCTCTCCTTTTCTTTGTCTCTTAAAATATCCCAAGCGGGTTTATTTTTTTATTCCCGCTTGTTTAAGGATACTTTGTTCAGTACCGATGGTTAAATCACCTACATGAAATGGTACCGTGGTTTTTCTGCCTGTTTCTTTATTAACGAATTGTTTATGAGAACCAACTTGTCTCACTTCTACAAATCCGTTCTTTTTTAGCAATTTTATCATTTGTTTTGCTGTTAAAGGCACTAAGGACCACTCCTTTCATGCTTTTATTATAATACACATTTATGCGTATTTCAATATTTATTATACATATTTATACACACTTATATAATATGTTCAAAAATACAAGTAATATGCATATCTACAATAAATTTAATAAAATTATATTTTTTATTCATGTCTACATAATTTTAAATACCAAAAAAAGCCTCCTTAGAGGACTTTTTTCAAATGATTCACAAATTATCTAAAGAAAGGAGCGGGGGGTTCTTCAAAAAAACCACATTACCATAATACCACCAAATGAGGGGAGAATCTTCCACATAGAACGAAAAAAGTGAAGATTTTTTAAACATTAACCTTCACTTTCTCGCTTTCAATTATCTTATTTGTTGCCATAAGATAAATAAGCATATCGTTTTGTTTCTTAAATAACTGAAACCCGTATCTTTCGTAAAATTTTTTCAATTCTTTTTTATCTTCACAATCTATATGTATTACAACACTTGGAAACAATGTATGGATTTCTTTAATCCTTTGGAAAATTAATCCCATTAGAATATCTCCTGTTATATATTGGTTATTATCATTAGTGTAATTTTTTGATAATTGCCCAATTAATAACGTTTTTATATTCTTTCCCATCGGATACGTTGTCCCAAAAATTTTTCTTTTCATATTTTTATTTAAATCATCATTAATTTCCACATGACTTTGTCCCAAAGAATATATTGCAACCAATACTGGCAGTTCATCTTCATTAGGATATGCGTATATTAAATATGTTCTAGCCAAACCAACTCTTTCAAAATCATAAGCCTTATTATGCATAAAATGTTCAACTTCTTTATTCAATGGACATGAAAAATCGGAAAGAACTTTCATTATTTCATCCTTTCCGATCTTTTGTTGCTGTAAATCGAACAAAGATATGGTTCTATAGAGCATCTTTTTTCAAACCAAGCATGCTCATCATAGCATGCTTACTTTTTACATCTTTATGACCCATAACTTTTGTTACTCTGGCTGATTTTTTGTTGTTCATGATATTATGAAATCTATTTACATCGTCTCTGTTGATTACATAAGTATCAGTAAAACTTTTTGTTGCCATAATACCACTCCTTTCATTCCTCCGAATCTCTAAATAGAAATACTTATTTGTAGTATACTCTATCTCAAATGTATTATAACACAAGAAGTAATAATTACAATATTTGATTTCGTTTAACCTAACGTTATACAAAATCATTGAATTTTCTCAAAAACCATATACTTAAATAACTTTAAGAGACTTATAGCAACAAAAACTTTTTCAATTTTTAGCACTTTTTCTATAGCAATTTTTCTAGAATTTTATTAGCTTTCCTATAAAGACTTTTGTTGTTAGTAATGTTGTATCTATCCATGCATTCTTTTTTTGACAGGTTAAAATAAAAATCTTCAATAAATTTTCTATCAAGTGCATCCATCTTGCTGAGGTAATATTCAACACTAGCAATACGCACATTCCAATGTTCTAAATCTTCTAAATATTCTTTTTCATTTGATTGAACGTAATCAACGATTGACTTTCTCAATTCATCTTTTTTATCAATCAAGTAATTGTACTTGTCTACACTGTCTTGAACAAATCCACCTAACCCATCCCCCTTACCAGGAGACTTGATAAGCTTCAATTTTTCCTCAACCTCTAAAAGGTCATTTTCAAGCCTTTTAAGAGGTGTTTGATAATCCTTGATTAATTTGTCACGTTCCTTGATTAAACTCTTATATACGCGAATTTCGTTGCGCATGATTGATAATGTGTGTATCTTAATCATCTAAATCCTCCAATCTAGCGCTTGACCGCAATTAGGACAATATTTTTGTCTTTCTACTAAAAATGATTTATAAGAAGGACATACTAATGCTGTTTTTTGAACAATTGAACCATCAGCAGTAACGCTACCAGCAAATGCTATTAATGTTTTTTTAAGTGTTGCCTTTTCTACTAATTCTTTAATATCAATCATTTCATCCACGGTATCGAATGATGCGTGTTCTCTCAAATGATTAAATGCTTTTTCATATTTATTCATTTATTTCACCCCTATCATTTTTTCACTTCATAAACACTAGCCAATGTGTTTTTGAGCGTTTGTTCCCAAAAAGCGGTTTGTAATTAATACAATTTAAGATTTCTTTCAATTTAATTTGTTCTTCATTCCACTTAAATATCAGAGTACCATTCGGCTTTAAAACTCTCATACATTCATCAAATCCTTGTTTGATATCTTGTGGCCAAGCGTTAGATAATTTTCCATATTTTTTTACCAACCATGAATTATCTCCAACCTTGATTAAATGGGGCGGATCAAATACAACCATGTTAAATGTTTCATCATCAAATGGAATATTTCTAAAATCACCGATTACATCAGGCTTTACCGAAAGATGTCTTCCGTCACATAGAGTATCTTCAAATTCTCTAATATCCATATATATGGTATCTTTGTTAGTTTTATCAAACCAAAACATTCTTGATCCACAACAAACATCAAGTATTCTTTTATTCATCCAACCACTCCAATTGCTCATAATTTTTCTTTTTTCTTGGTTTGTACGTTTTATCAAAATCAAGGACATCTATTTCATTAAATTGAAAATCTTTGCACTTGTTTATTGATTTGATTGTGCTATCTCTCATTACTTTCTTTTTCACACCACAATAAGCACCATCAGCATAAGTACAGTTAGCACAATATCTACAATATTGTTTCATCTAGCCACCTCTATTTCAATTCATTTTTTTCTCATTTTTTTCAAAAGCGTGATCCATTGCAAAGCCTTGACCATTCTTTACCTGTCATATTCTTAACCTTTCTTAACCTCTCTAAGAAGCGATTTCAATCTAACGATTTCTCGTCTTGATCTATCCAACTTGCCTTTCAGCAACTGAATTTGCTTGTTTTTATTTTCTATTTCAATCTTGTACTGTTGAGCCATTTGCCGCTATCTTAATCTTTCGCTTTCGGCTTGGGCTAGTTTTCTTTTCAACCTCTTGTTTTTTCTCATTAAATGTTTAACTTTTCTATGAGATTTTTGTAATTCTTCAAACATTTCTTGATTAGTCATCATCTTCTATTACCTCACAATTATTTAATATTTTTTTGATATTAGTTGGTTCTTCATCTTTTGTTACTAACATCTCTTTCATTGATTTTCACTCCTTTTTACTTTTATATTTTATTAACACCTTTAACAAACCAGTTATGATCGTCTATATAGTAATTAGCAAATATTTTTCTAGGATTGTTTTTATAAAATTCTTTCATGTGCGGTAAATTATCATTAACCGCATCAAATACTAATCCTCTATTTCTACACCATTCAATAGCGCTTATTAATGACTTGCCTTCTCTCATTGTATTTAAAATAAGGTAATTACCTTCTTCTTTTAATCTTTTAGCCAAATTAACTATATCTTCATTTGCTTCACCGATTTCAGGAAACTTATTAATACATAATGTTCCATCAAAATCGAATGAATATATTTTTTTGTTTTGCTTGGACATTAACATTTACTCCTTTTTAAAACAATGTTGGCTGGTTTAATTTGAACTCTAAATCTTTTAAGAATTTCAATCTAACAACTTCATTGCTTTTCAGTTCTAACTCACCTTGTAGCCTTTTGTTTTCACCTTTTAATTTATTTCTTTCATCTAAACACTTCTTCGCTAAATTTCTATAGCGTTCTCTATCTTTCTCAGCTAGATCTAACTTCTTTAATAAGGGCAGATGGTTTTCATCCACTCATTGTTTAAGCAGTTTTTTTAGCTCTCTATTATTTGACATGATTGTTACCTACATACTCAAATAATTCTAATTGTTGAGGTTCTTTGCTTCTAAAATTAGCACATGATAAATTTTTTGAATCTTCTAGGCTCTTGAATTTGACAGGACAATTTAGATTGCAGTTTAATTTGGTTGAGTTAAAAAATTTACATTCATTACATGATTTTTCCATTATTGGTCACCTTCGTATACTATTTTTAAATGGTCATATGGGATAAACCATGTATAATCACTGCCGTTAGTAAATAATTCCTCAATAACATCATTGCTTAAGTTATAACGGTTGCTACTGAAGTAATCGATAGCACTAATCTCGACACCATCTTCCTTTTCGAAAGTACTATAAATGTCTAAAAAAATGCCTATTCTACTAAAAATTTTATAAGGCACTACTACTTTGTAGCCAAGTAGTTTTTTTAGGCTTAGATTCAATGCCAAATAACTGTTCTTTAACATTGTCCTCTCCTGCTTCTTCAACGGCTTTTTTAAGTAATTCTTCATTATCAAAATATACAGGTGAATAGTCTTGCCAATAATATTCTCTACGAGCTACGATTTCATCTTCGGAGTGGTCATAGGCAATAGAATAATTAACTCTACCATATTCAAATCCTCTTCTGCCATAGTTGAGTAAGATAGGCATTATGTCGATAAACTTAATGTCGCTAAAATCAATGAACGTGTAACACTTGTACAGCATAGAATCTTTATAATATTCAGTTTTAGAATATCCGAGTACACTTCTGTCAACTCTAGCGATAACAGAAATTGAATAAGGATATTTATGGTGTGGATAAAAACTAGTTGCTTTAACGCTATCAATCCAACGTACTCCTTTTTTATCACACGCCTCTAAAAACATTTTTAATTCTCCATCATTATGTATTTCTACAATAAAATTTCCTTTTAATACTTCACTAATTAAATATTTCATTAATTTTTTCCTCCTGTTTTCTAAAATGATTGTTCTACAAATATTTGTTTAGTTTTTTGGAAAGTATAATTATCTAATACTCTCATTTCTCCGTTTCTATTTTTAGCAATATCAATCATTACGTTTTGATATTCCTTTTTGTCTTTTTCATCGGTTGGTCTATTCTTGCTCTCTTTTAGCAATAGTACATGGGTTGAACTATTTTCAATTTCACCAGAAGACTTTAACGAACTCATTCCTACATTTCCAGTTTTAATTGAAGCACGGTCAAATTGACTTGCTACAAATACAATGCAGTTATGATCTAATGCAAGGTTTCTTAATTCCTTCATGCAATAGGTCACTTTATCGTATTCAGTTCGGTTATGATTTCTATCATTTGTCTCTAGCAATCCTATATGGTCAACAAATACAACATTGATTTTATCTTTGTCGTAGCCTTGCAAGACTTTTGCTTTAAGTTCCTCGATAGTTGTCGAGCCACTAGCTATATATGAATCGTTTTGAATTTTTTGAGAAGCTGCTAGATAAAATTTTTCTTTTAGGTTTTCTTTTTTTATTTCGTCAACTCTATGATCTGATGTGATAGCTAATAATCTCTTTGTCATCATCTTTGGACTTACTTCTAGATTGAAATAATGACATTTGTATAGGTCTTGGTCTTGTGATAATGACTGATAGAAATTTAATAAGAATGCCGATTTACCAAAGCCACTTGTTCCAGCAACTGTCAAAATGTCAGTTACATTTATTTTTAAAACATTGCACAATATTTCAAAACGTTTAATTGTTATGCCTTTGTCATCATCAGCCACCATTTCATCTATTGATTCTTGAGTGAATGGCTCTTGTGATAGTTCGCATGAAATTTCATTTAGTTCTTTTAGTTTTTGATTGTATTCTAGATAAGTTATTTTTGCTTTATCAAAATCATCATCAAGTTTTATCTTTTCGTTGTATTTCCAATCATCAAGAATATTTTTTGCAAATCCTAAAGCCATTGAATCATCGCTATAGATGTTATTTGCATAAATTTTAGTTAAGTAATCGAACACATCCCAATCCTTTTTTGCTAATGAACTCATTAAAGAGTTATCCATTGTTTTCTCTTTTTTCAATGCTCTAAATAATTTTTTATGTTCCAATACATAAAAGTATTTTTCATTGAAATTGATTTTATCAACGCTATCTGGATAATTAGATAAAATACCTAACAGTTCTCTTTCCCATTCAACTCTATGCTTATGAACAATCAACCGATTGCTAATTCTATTTCTATGATTATCTTCCATGCTTTTTAACTGATTTTCAAGTGATTCCATTTCTAACCACCTTTCTTGCTACCATACAGTCTTCTAATTTCCTCTTGGTCTTCTAAATAGGCTTGGTATTCTCTATAAGGCTTCATGTAATCCAAATACATTTCATTCTCAATAAACGTCCTTGAATAAACCATCGTTCTTCTATCATCTTCCATTTCTTTTGAATATTCACCCGCAGCAAACACTATCAATTCAACATCTTCATCACTAAAATCATGACTACACCATTCTTCATATGTATCTTTCTTACTTCCCTTTTTCAAATAAGCTTTCCAAAAGCGATTAAAATCATCGCTGAAAGAAGGTTGGGTAGTTGTTGGAGTTGCGATGAAATCGCTACTACTACTATTCTTTATATTCTTATATTTCTTGTTAGTTGTCGGTTGTTTGTCGGTTGTTTGTCGGCTAACTGTCAAGGTGCTTGTCGTATCTTGATATAAATCGTAATTTTTTATAGAAATAATGCTACCTTTGGGCGATGTTGCGTTTGTCAACTCGTTTGTCGATTTTAGATGGTTTAATGCAGTTCTTATTTGCCTTACTGAAAGTCCTGTTTCTTGAGAGATTTTTTCATAAGAAGTATAGAAGCTTCCTCTTTTGATAAGGTTGCCTTTATACTTCTTGTCTTTGTGATTAGCTTTTGCTAAACAGTAAATCCATACTTGCAAGGTGTTAGCATCTTTAAACCACTCCCAATCAATGATTGATCTAAAACATTTAAAGAAACCTAATTGTCTATTATCGTCATAAGACATATGTAACTCCTAATTAAGATGCTTGTAATTATTGACGAATAAATGATAGTAATAGAGAACTTTATCAGTGTTATTTCCTTCAATTGTAACTTTGATATCATTTGATATTTCTACTACCATTCTTTCTTCAAAATTAGAATCTTGATTTTCTTCATCTTCATAAAAAAGAGAAGCAAAAACATTACTAATAGCATTTATCACTTTTTTGACTGCTTCTTCAATTTTTTCCATTTATCCACCATTCCTTTTCAGTAATTCTACGATTCTATATCCTGTTTCTTCTTTTTTACAAAAGTGAAACTCAACACCATATCTTTTAATTTGAGTTTTCATGCCTTTATAAAGCATTTCACCAGTCATATATCTTGAGTGAAATATACTGTTTGGATTCCACCATTTTTTTACATCTTCTAACGACTGAATCTTGTTGTCTTCAATCAAGAAAATCAACTTAATGCCATTTTCATTTGCTCTTAACATTTCACGTTTAAACCTTGCATGGTCGGCTCCCATGTTTACAGCATATTCTCCAATCGATTGTTTTCTATCGATAGCAACATGAATATTAGAGAATGACATATAATCACCAACATCTAATTTTTTAACGAGATATTGAACACCTTGATTTTCAAAGTGTTCAAATATCCTTTTTGTTTGGCTTGGTTTTTCTCTAGTATCGACTTGTATCAACATTAGAATTGAATATCATCATCTGATATGTTGAAATTGCTAGTTGGTTGAGCAGTATCACTAGATGTTGATTTGTTATTTTCTACTGAATCAATTGAAAATTTCTTTTCAGTGATGTTTTTAACTGATGTAAAACTTGGGAAGTCAGTACCTTCCTTTAATTCACCAAATTTGTCCTCATATTCGTTCTTTTTATAAACAACACCAATCAACTTACCTTTTAGATCGTTTGTCTCATCGTTCCATTTAAACGATTGGTTAGAAGATTCTAAATCATCTAATAATCTTGCAAATGCATATTTTGCTCCTGAATATTGAAAATTGTAATTAACAATAGCTTTTTTACTCCATTTTGATGCATCAAAATTATTGTTTCCTCCAGCTTGCTTATATTCTTTCATGTATGTATCTTTAAATTCACCTTGTGCAATATCAAAGTAAACTCTAATAATTTCCCCTTCTACGATTACGTTGATTATTTTTCCAACGTATCCTCCTGGATTTAAAAATTTTCTTTCATATTCTTTTCTATTAAAATTAAATTGCATTACTATAATCTCCTTTTCTATTTAATTTGAATATTTTGTTTTTCTTCTAAATGGCAATAATCACTCATATTGTCTTTTAGCCATTTCTTAATAGCTACTTTATCTAGTGTTTCAGTAGTTTTAACTTTGTATAAGTCAGTTAATTGTTTTGCTTTGAAATCGTTTAATAAAGCAACAGCATCATCTACTTCTACAGATGTAGATTTTCTAAAACTAATGGCAACTTTTGGTGTTTCAATCTTCTTGATACCATTTTCAAGCATGAAATTTTGTAAGAATAATTTTGTGTTCTTAACTTTGTTTTCAAGCGATTTCTTTCTTTCAGTTAGCGCCTTAATTTCATCATCTAACGCTTTGATGTCACTTTCACGATTTTTATTAATTAAAGCAACATAAGAAATTTTTTCTTCCATACTCTCATTTAGTTGAGAAAAAAGAATTGGATCAGTAATTTCTCCGGTTTCTTCATCAACTAATTTTTCAATTTCTTGTGGTATTTCATATAATTTCATTTATTTATCCTCCTTAATATCTTTCAAATAATCAACTGCTTGATTTAGTGACATTCCTTGATAAGGATTAATTGCTCCGTTAACTAATTTGAAATATCTTGCCCCTAATTCGGTATCTACAAAGTTCCCTTCATCTAATTTTGAAAACATATAACGAGCGACTTCTTCTTTAGGCACTTTTCTTTGAAATTTGACTAATGAAACAATATCATCAAGTTTCAATTTCATAATTCTCATGCCGATAGAATCGATATTTTCTAAAAGGCACCAATTATCTTTATTAAGAATGAATTCTTCTCTTTCTTTTTTATTCTTTAACATCTTCAGTACCTCCAATTTTGTAATATTCTCTGATTGTTTTATCGACCAATTTTAGATCGTTATCAATTTGACTTTCATCAAACATGCCCATCGAAGTCTTTGCTGTATTAGTTCCATCACTATTTGTAATAAACACATGATTGCCATCCACGATTGTACAGAACAACACAATTTCAAATAACGCTTCAAAAGTTCCCAACTGCGTATCAATCATTTTACCTGCAGTTATTGCTCTTGATTTGCTAGTGTTAACATCAACTTCAACGTGATTTAGAAAATATACAATCACATCATCGTTTAATGTTTCGATGAAGTTTTTCAAGCCAACCATATGTTCAGCGATTTCAACATATTTGTTATAACCACTTTCTCGAGAGCGTTGTTGCTGCTCAAAAAACATTAAGTAGTCACTATCATCAATGACAAATATTTTTACTTTATCTTGATATTTTTTCATATTGTGCTTGATAACTTCGTATCTTTCTAGATATGACATATTTGTAAGCTTTACGACATTAATGTCGCTTTTGAAAGGTAATCTAGTTTTGTGAGTGCTAAAAACTAACACCTCACTTTTTTTAAAATTTCTTAACGATGCCGATTTACCTGCGCCGCTTTCGCCATTAACTAAAACTGCTAAACCCATTCAACGCTACCTCCTTTTTCTTGAATAACTTCATTAATTTCTTGTAACAATAGTGATTGATTTTCTGATTCATCTTTTAAATCTTCAATCACATCTTCATAGATTTTCAAAATGCTTTGATAGTGATGCCCTGCTCCTAAATCATTTAAATATTTATCGGTATCACTTATCATTTCTTGATAACTTTCAACTTCATCAAGATACATTTCAAATCTTTCAATTAAAGTATTTAAATAATTGATAACTTGCTCGACTCTATCTCTTTCATCAAGCAAGTCTTGATTTACTTCTTTGTTAAAATTTGGTGGATTAAGATAAGGATTTTCTATCATCTTTATTCACTTCCTTGACCTCTCAAATCATTGTATTCAGATTGTAATAGCTGATATTGCGCTCTCATATCGTTCATTTCTTCTCTTTGAGAAGCAATCTCATTCGTTAGAGACTGTCCATAGATATAGAAACCTAAATTGGCCAACAATGATAAAGCTAACAATGAGATTATTCCTTTTCTTGATAATTTCTTCATATTTGTATTTCCTTTCTGAATTGTGGTACACTATGAGTGAATTAAATAAAAACATTCGCACTGTCTTTCTTTAATTCTTGGACTTCTAAATCCGTGTAAAAGAAGTCCTTTTTTTGTACCCTTTTATTAATAATGTTCAAAACATCATATAACTGCTTCAATGCGACACGATCAGTTTCATCTGGACGATACACTGTCGTATTTTCGCTAACTTGTATTTTCATAAATCCCTCCTTTTACAAAATACGTTACAATTCTTTCTTTATTACCAGCCATCAAGGAACTAACCTTGATGTTTTGTTTTAGGAAAATCATTTAGTATAGCAATTAAAACCCGTAAATTTGTTAGTGTTTCATTAATTTGATAGCAAGGAGTCATACCAAGATTAGCTCCTTGATGACCAGTAATATTTTTATTTTTTCGACATTTTTCATCTCTTTCTTTATAATTAAGTTATCGGTACAGCAATATCGAAATTTAATTAGAAAGCGAGGTGAAACATATGGCAAATGATTTTTTATGTCCTTACTGCAACCATATCGCTGAACTTAACGATTCAACTTTTGTAGAAATTAGGCCATCATTTGAATTTCCATGGAAAAACTATTTTCCACCTAAAGATAGTGAAATAACTCTTGGTATTTTTAAATGTCCACATTGTCATGAATACACCATTCATGCACAAGGAACTGGTTCTAAAGTGAAAACAAATTTAGTTAATATAAGACCTAATACTTTAGCAAAACAGTTTCCTGATTACATTCCAAAAGCTATCAGACAAGACTATGAAGAAGCTTACTCTATCGTTAATTTAAGTCCTAAAGCATCAGCAACTTTATCTAGACGCTGCTTACAAGGAATGATTAGAGACTTTTGGGAAATTAAACCATCAACACTATTTAAAGAAATTGACCAACTTGAACATAAAATTCCAGTAATGCAATGGAAAGTTCTTGACGGAATAAGAAAAGTTGGTAATATTGGTGCTCACATGGAAAAAGATATAAATGTAATAATTGATATTGATCCAGGTGAAGCAGAAAAACTTCTTAAAGTAATTGAAAAACTTATGAACGATTGGTATGTAGAACGTCATGAAACCGAATTGCTTTACGGTGATATAATTGCAATATCTGATGAAAAAGCCAAAGCTAAGAAAGAGTAATTAAATTTGCTCTTTTTCTTTTTTAAAACTTTTTACAAAAAAGGAATTGATAATCTCCATTTCTATCTTTTTCGTAGTAAAATTCTTCAAGTGTACTTGGGCTTTCTTTAGTTCCTTCGCCTCTTTCAACAGTAACAACTAGTAGTGATCTTTCTTCAATTTTGTCTATTCTCTTGCATTTTTGATCTTGCATTTCTCATCACCACCTTAGTGATAAAATATATTACTCTCATCTAATTCCCTCTTTCTTTCACAGCAACAACTTCTTCTGTTTTTATTTCACTTATAGGATTGTGATTGCCACATTTGTCATTGATTTTTTCCATTCAGCATCTCCTATCTTTCTATTACTGGAATAACGCCATTTCTTTTTAACAACTCATATAAGAACAATCTTCCTTTTTGAGTCCATTCAGTATGCATTCTCACATCTGATAAACCATTGCATCTTGTAATATCAATTGTTTTAGAATGTGTGTATCCACTGTTTTGATACTTGCTATAGAGTAACCATTGATTTGATTGCTTATATTGAACTCCTAAATCATGAAGAAGTTTGTTCATAGCTTTTCCACTCATTCCGTAATCTTTAGCGATTTGTGAAATATTAACCAATGCTTTACTTTGTAAAATTAAGTCACAATAATCAGCCTTAGGTTTTAATTCACCTAATTGTTGATCTTTCATTCTACATTCCAGTTCCAATTTCTCATTAGCTTCTACTTGTGCAACCAACTGTAATAATGCTTCTTTGTAATTAGTTGGTAATGCGTTAGGTTTTGCTTCTTTAGAATTGAAATAATGCTCAACTAAACTGTCATACACTTCCCATGCCTTATCAGTGTTTAAAGATTTAGCATGAAGGAATGCTCCACGTTCAGTCCATAAGTACAAAATTGATGTTGATTTAAGGCTTTCATCAATTTGATGACACCCTTTAAAATTTTTTAAAGTATCACCTTTCAAGAGATAATAATGTTTTCCTTCAACATATCTACCTTTGTTTCTTGAAAAATTATTACTAATAACTCTTCTATCAGTTCCATAGCTTTCCGCTAACTGTTGAGTTGATAAAACTCTTTGATTTTGATGTTCAATGATTTGTAAATCCATATTTTTCTCCTTTCTTTAAAAAATTTCCAAATTGTGATAAAATACTGTTACACTACGATATCGAAAGTTAAATATCTAGTTAGGAGGTGGTCGCATGTTAAAAGCGGCTTTAAACTCCCCTATTCTTCTAAAATAAAATTTACACATTCATGTGCTAGCAGGTGATGCTTGTTTGTACTAGTAACAGCCAATTTACTATGTAAACGGCTAGTATGTTTTCAAGAAAAACGGCTATTTATAAACTGTAGCTTAAAGGTAAATTCTATCTGTCTCATTGTAGGGTAACAAATGCATACTGCTTTAAGTTTGAGACTTGATAAGTGTTGGTTATCAAAGAAGTAAACAAATCATGCAGCCGTTAGTACCAACACTACTAATGGCTTTTTTTATTTACTGAAAAATACTTGATCAACACTATCATTTGGAAATCTTTTCTTAAATTTCACCAGAAACTCATAACTAGGATTTTGATATCCACTCTCGACTTTGCAGTAATATGAGGCAGATACTCCTAGTTGCATCGCCATATCCTTTTGTGAATACTTTTTTAATTTTCTAAATTTTCTTAACTTTTCCATTTTTGCAATCTTTCATCCGCTTTCTCCTTTCTGTAAATTTTTAACTATCCCCTCTACTTTTAGTAGAGTAGCAAGGTAAAAAAATAAAATCTACTGGTATCTTATATAATTTAGACAAACGATCCATTTCAGAAATTCTAGGCGCAACTCTTCCTTTCTCCCAGTTTATCACAGTATTTTTAGATACTCCTAGCTTATTTGCAGCCTGTTCTTGCGTCAACCTTGCATTAACCCTAGCTGCTTCTAATGAGATTTTTATTTGTTCCACTCGATTGCCTCCCTTCTACACCTCTTATTATACTCTACTTAAAGTAGAAGTCAACAAAAAGTAGATAAAAATTTACTTTTTGTATATTTCTTTCTACTTTTTGTGATATACTATATATAAAGAAAGGAGTGATTAGG